TCTAGTATTGATTTTCTATGGCCTCTACCGTCAACGCCTTCATCTATGAATAGTGCATCATGCATAAGTTCTGCTGCTGTATTTGCTGGAGAAGCACTTCCTGTTGTATACCCTCCTAAGTTTTCAGCATATTGAGAGTAATTATATCCTTCAGCTAGTATTCTTTCACCAGGAGTGCTACCGCCACTTCCTGTATGACTCATAGTATCATTAGCAAGCTCCCAAGCTGCGTGTGCTGCGGCAGCATCTTGAAGATCTTGATTATGAACAACAGGAGGTTTAGGCGTATCAGATATAGTACCAGGGTTAAGACCTTCATTGAGGTCTATACTATCAAGGTGTACTTGTTCTGCGATTGATGTTGCCATTTATAATCCTGTTGATATACAAGAATTCATCTCAATTGGAAGAATTCTAAATGGTGTAAATTTAGGCTCAGGGTCTACTGGAGGATCTGCCAGAGGATTACCAAGCCATAAACTAGAATCGGCCATTATAGCTCCTGTCATTCCTGTTGAAGCTATATATTTACTTGTAAGCATAGCTTCAGGGTCTTCGTATGTATTACCCGCAATACTGCGTCTGTTAACTTCAGGAGACCAAGAACCTTGCTTTTCATTATAAGTCATGCCATAAGGAAAACAATCAGCTTGCGAAGGTCTATAGTCTACTAAAGGCATAAGTAAGACAAGGACAAGTTCTCCTTCTTCATGCCTATACCTGTCAGTATAAGGTATATTAACTAACTCCTCAGATATAAAGAAACTTTTCTCATAAACATTATCAAGAGTTTCAGATGTATCACCACCTACTTCCCTGATTGTGCGTGTTTCTATTCTCTTAGGACTACCTACACCAGTTTGCTGACATATAACCACATTAGCAACATAATCAGTATCTTCATCATAATTGATGTCGGTTATAGAAAGTATTCTTGCTGCTACTAAACCAAAAGTAGAACAAAAGCAAGTATGCTCTAGCATAGAAGTTTCACCTGAGAAACCTATTATAATAATTGCCGTTGCTACACCAAATACCATTTCACAAGTTACTTTAACATTAGTATCTATTATGCGTTCACGTCTATATTGTTTAAGATCAGAGAATTCCATGTCATAAGCCATCTCATGTAACTCACGCAAGGCAGCACGTCTATACTGTGCTGCAAAGGCACTAGAAACGCCAAAGTAGTCAATCGTAAGTATTCTTGCTGGTATCTTAAATTGAAACATTAAACTCATTCCTGATTATAGGTAATACATCGATAGAATCAAGAGCAAACCGCTGACCAGAAGGATTACTAATCCTAAAGCTCCAATAACGACCGTATATATCACGACCAATCGGAACGCGCGTACGTTGTTGCGCAGTTTTGTTAGCTTTGATTGTATATGTTCGTACTGTGCTTTCATTAACAGTCACCGTAAGCAACAGGTCTTGATCAGTTTCAAACCCTACATAAACATACCGCAATCTCTTAGGGTTTTTTATTCCCATATCGGTCATGACCAGTTCTAACTCAGCGAGTATTTTTGCAGTATCATCAAGGTCACCAGTAAGCTCAAATATACCAAAGTTATTAGCACCAAGGTATGAGCCGTTGAACTTCACCATAGAGTTAAATGTGAAGTTTTTAAACTGGCTGAGTTGTCGTCCTTTTATGTTTATTGCGAAGGCTATACAATTCATACTTCTTCCTCGTATTTCAGAGTTTCATAAGGCTCACAAGTTTCTCCGCCTGGAGGTATAACAGTGAATGAGTAAGCCGTCATAAGTAGCTCTTCAAGTTCTGCTGTAAGGTCATTATAACCAAGGTAAGAACCAGTAAGAGTTCCTGTTATATCCATAAGTTGTGCAGTTAAGTGGTCATACTTACTTGTTAACTCAGCAGTCAGAGGTTTAATTGAAGCTTCCATGGAAACCTCATTAACCTCAAACTGCGCAGTTATAAACTCAAGTTGAGCCTCAAGACTATAACCTTCAGGAGGTGTGGTCATTTCAGCAAGTAATCTAGGTAGTGTACCTTCAAGGTCACATACTTGACCGTTAATACCTGTTATGACCGCTCCCATATTTCTCATAGTAGCGACAAGATTTGCGCCTATACCTTCAGTTGTATAGGAGGTTGCTGCACCAACCATTCGCAGAGCTTGTAGTGAAGTTATAAGGGTATCTATTGATTCTGTAGTAGCTTGCATGGTACAAGTTAAAGAGCGAGTCTGGATATTCAAGTGGCCTAGGATGGGGACTATGCCAATACCTGTAAACCCAATAGACTCAAACTCTGCTACCACGTAAGCACCAGAACTTGCTTGGAAAGTAATGTATTGTAATGCTCCCTGCAGTTCACCTTCAATATTCTGGAAGCCTTGACCAGACATTGTAGGTTTCTGGAAGGTAATTACCATCTCGACACCAGAGTGCATTTCGACATCTAGTCTTTGCAGCAGTGGTATTAGATCAGCTTTGCAGTATGTAGCAACTCCTAGCAAATCAAGTTCATCGAGACTGCCCTCTATGGAAGCACCAAACATGCTATCCATCGTACATGACATGTACTCAAATGTGCATTCTAATCCCATGTTACCCCATCCTTCACATTGTAGGTTTTCAAGCTGACAATCAATCCAGTTCTCGACAAACTTACCTTGCATGTCGCAGGTAATATACTCGAGGGTGCAGTCAACATTTCCTGATATAACTTCTTCATTAGTGCCTGTCCAGTTTGCAGTAAGTTGTTCGAGAGAAGCACTAACATCGCCATTAGTGTCAATGCCAGACACTGCTTCCATTGTAAGATACTCGAGAGTACCTTCAATGATCTTCGGAGTAACACCATAGGTATCAAAGCGCCATTTTGTTGCCGGAGTAAGAAGGTCCGCCCAAATTGCGCCCGAAGTGTTTTTGTATCTTGGCGTTGACATTTAGTCTTCATAAGCTTCATTATACGGGGGCGCGAGTATGTTTACCTGTGCTGATATAATCACGTTTTGCCCCATTAATGATGTAAACTTAGTTTCAGTATCAGATATATGTTCAATTTTAACTTTGCTGTCGTCACAAAGATAAGCATTATTTGAGGTTGATATAGTTGTCAAACCCATATAACATTCACCATTGTCCCACCCAGGAGAGTTATCCTCATTTGTTGAATAAAATGCTATTTTAAGGTATAAAGTGTATGTTCCTGCAGGAGGAGCATATCCTGATTGACAACCGCTTTTAAAAGTTGTATAATCATTACCATTCGTAGGATCTGCTTCAGTTACCCACGAAGAACCGCCCCACTTATACCAGTTTGTATTATCTGGAGATATGATGAACTTCATTGAACACCCAGCATCTTGAGAGGGTATTGTAAAGTCTGTTGTGGTTGTTATCTCAGTAGGAGAAGTTATTGTAAATGTAGCAGTAACAGGAGAAAGAGTATCGAAAAATCCAGCTTTAAGTTCAAGAAGTTTTAAAGTTCCGTCACCATTATTTACCAATGAATAATTAGGAGTTCTTACTGGATAAAAGTTATTGCTGTAGATTTTATGAGTAGCAAACACGTAGTCATAAAGTCTATGTACTTCTTGAGTAGTATGACAATAGAATACTCCAGAAGTATCACCTACATATCTCCATCCTACAAGATATTTACCTGTTATATAGCCTCCAGTTGTATTAGAGGTTGGTGCATCAAGACTAAGGTCACTATAATATAGATAATGGTAATTCCATTGCTGATATATGTATGTCGACCATGTAAATGTGAATGGATCCATACCACTATATCCACCAGGATAAATATACATAAACAAAGGTCTATTTGAAAAGTAGCAGTAGTTATCTTCATCTCTTATAGCATACATAAAATCGCCATACCAACTACTATGGCTTCCACAGACATAGTCAGTTACGCTTTGGCCAGCTTTACCAAAAGTAAGAGCCCAAAAAGGTGTACCACCTAAAACTGACCAAGCTTGATTAAGCCAACCATATCCTGTTTCAGCTTCACCTATATAATGCCATTTAGTTGCTGGCCAACAAGACCAGTCACCTGAAGGTTCTGCACCAGATACAAAGTTTCCATCGTGGTCATATAAATCCCAAATTGCACTTGTACTGAAGGTATAGAAACCTGTACCGCCAGCATGAGCTGTAGCAAATTGACCTGACCAAGGGGTAATAGATTCATCGATTGACCATGTACCACTTTTGACAAGCCAATTAATTGTATTTGACTGAAGTACTAGAGCTGAATTCCCTTTTACATAACCTGTGACTGTTGAGCCAAAGTTATTAGCATATGCCTCTGTATACCCTGAACCATTCCACTCATAAATAATTGCCCAAGGTCCTGATGTTAACATAAGTTGGTCACCTTGACCATCTACTTTTAATCCTGTGTAAAGAGTACTACTAGCAAAACCACCCCAATAAGCTGAAGCTGCAGCAGGTAAATTAATTGATTGAATCAGCTTAGGTGCTACTAATGGTTTCATATAAGTACCTGTAGAAGTAACAAGTAGGTCATCACCAGTAAGTAGCTGTGGTTGATAATTAGCTGTAGGATAATAAGTAATCCAAGCTTCACAGTATCTTTTACCATCAGGGTCAGGGACATGAGTTATTATAAAAGATTCATTAAATTGAAATTGGTCATCTTCATGGATATAGTATTTAAAACCAGCTCTACGGATAAAGCCATATGCATTCGACCCAAAGCTAGGAATTGTATTAACGTTATATACATTCTTTAAAAAGCCGGTGGTATTTATAGGGCCCGCAAGTTGTATAAGGTCATAAGCTCTTAAAGAACAGTAGTCTAAGCCTGGATTGCACAGCAATACATCACCGTCCTCAAAAGTTACTTGAGCCTCAATATAGGATTTCCTATTATCTCCACAAATTTGAAAACTCATGTGAAAGGCTCCCTATTAAATGATCCTGATGCAACCATGTGTAAATATTCTGACAACGGCGGATTAGGAGTTTTTACTGTTAATATATCGCCTGTGGTTTTATAGACTTCTTTAATCCGTTCATTTGAATTAAAGTGCAAGCAAATAACAGGCTCAGGAATTCCAGGATTCCATAGACCCATTCTTATATAGCCTGCTCCTGGAGTGGTTAATGGTGCCGTTGGATAAAGAGTCTTCTCCAAGAAGAAATACATTATAAGTGATGTAGCACCATTATAACTAAAGTTAGGCATTCCAGAAGCAAATAAACTTGCACTCGCTGCATTAGTTCTTAATAACTCTAATGTACCATACTGGTTAAAACCACCAGACCCATTAGGAGTATAATAGTTAGAGCTATTGTTAGGTTTGAAACCAAAAGTAACGATACACGAGACGTCAGGCTGGAAATAATTAAAATAGCAATCAACAATGTAAGAAGTACCTGTAAGATCAACATCTGCATAAATATACCATTTTCCTATGTCTACATGGTCTTGTGTACTTGTACCAATTTCTGATAAATGATATCTGGTATCAAGTTTATTGGTCGCTACATAAGCATGAACTAAACGCTCTTCACCAGAACCATTATCCATAACTACATTATTACAGTTATAGCTAAACGGGGTATCAGTCCATGTATCTGATGTTTGACCAATTAAATTTCCAAAACCAATATAACTCTGGGTATCTGAGTATCTTAACCAGGAATTATACCAACCATATAGTCTATTAGTGGTTTCTCTTGATTCATCTACTTTTGATACTGCATAAATATAGGAGGTTGTATAAGATATTGTTGTTGTACCACCCCAATAAAATGTATAATAGCTAGTACCATTCCAAGCCTTAAGTACTGGGTAATAACTACTACCGTAATGAGAAGGTTGAACATTTATGGGGATAGGTACACTAGTGCCGCCAGAAAGATTAGATCGCCTAGTCCAAGAAACATTATTAGTCTGCCACATTTCAGGACCACTGTTTGCAATATCAAAAGCAATAAGGTAATTACTTCCCATACTAAAGCAGCGACCTATATAAGTATCTTTATCACCAGTTAAATCTAAGCCATTACTATATGAACCACCGCTATAGTCGTATGCAACTATATCGTCTTCCATACCAACTTGTATAGTGTCATAATAAGCTCCATGGCCTATGCATGAGCCTTCATAACCTGCTTTAACAGCTCTTGTCAAGTTTTGATTAAAAGTTAGTGTAGAAGTAGATTCTACAAAATCGTAAACAGCTACGCGACCTTGATCTGTTTTAGAGTCATCCCATTCAGGATCTCCGACATATAATCTACCGTCGTAAGATCCATGTGATGCTACGAAAAGTAAAGCATTTCCATGATTAGCAAAAGTACAAGGTCTAGTACAATCTGAGAAAGCAATAGTTTGTACTACGGATATTGTATCTGTGGTGAAATCATATTTATATAATTTAAGGTCCCTATTATATACAGAACCATTTTCAGTAAGTTGCAAATGTACGAAATGATACTCACCTACTCTTACTATAGCAGGAAAACAAGCTTTGCTGTCTACAACAGTTTTTGCAGGTCCTAGTGCATTAGTGCCACTACGACTTGTAATAGCAAACATATCAAAGCCTTCAAATCCATCACCTAGGTCAATATTTACTTGGTTAGATATAGCTACATATGTATCCCACCCTGGTTCCGGGTCCCATACATTTCCAGGACCTGTAGTATTATTATAGTAATAATATGAATCTATTTTCCCAGAGGCTCCTAAATCTATAAAAGCTTTGGGGCCGACTAATTTATAATAATCGTCACCAGTCGTAAGATTATATTCTGCTCTGTCAGTATTAAATGTAAGATTCATATCTATGGCTTCAAGCATACCTTCTGCAAAAATTGAATCGTCACTAGCTTTGAGAGCATAAGTACTATAGTTACCGCCTAAGTCTGGAAAATATGACTGGATAAAATAATCGCCATCTGGATTACAACCTACATATGGCTCAGTTTCACTATCATCAGTTATCATGTAGTAGGCTCTGACTGAGGCATCACCGATAAAAAAGCCATGGCGCCCATAGTCACCGCTGGTAGACCATCTTAGCCCATTATGTTGATCGCAGCCATTGCTTGACCATCCCATTTCTACTGGAGACCGTACTGGTCCTGAAGCACTTCCTAGACAAGGACCGGAGATAAAACCGGTCATAGAAAGGGGATTAAAGTTATTAACAGAGTCGTATAAGTAATCAGGGCTTGTACAACCAGGGAAAAGTTCATTAAATTCGTTAGTTGAGAAAGGTTTGCCAGTTATCTCTAAATGTCTAAAAGCAAACTCACCATTATCTGTATATGCTGTTATAGTGACTTGTATCTCATTGCCTGGAGTAAAAATAGCATAGCTTGTTGTATGCCCATAGTTACCACGTACTTCAGCTACACCGTTTACATCTACAGTGGCATATAGTATTTTAGGAGGATCAATACCGGCTACATTAGGGCTTGTATAATTTTCACCAGAATCACTACAAGTAAATACAAAACGATTCCAGGTATCTGTACCTTCTCCTGTTGCACCCCAATCATAGTGTTCAATACCCTCTACCCATTTTCCAGTAGCAGGTTCATAAAGTCTTATTTTGCAATTAGCGTTTCTGTCGCCATATAAAGATTGTATAGAGTATTGACTTCCTTGAACCTGAAATGGGCCAGAGGGTGTAGCAGTTATACCAACATATATTTCATCTGAGCCGCCGAAAGTAAATCGCGCTACTTTAGGAGTTATAGTTAATGTTCCAGATGCTGAATATGTTGTAAAATAAGTTTTGCTAAAGTATCTAGGCTCTGGGAGACCATCTGAACAAAAAGTGAAATTTGATCTAGAAGGCTCAGTAAGAGTTATAGATCCTGATACGTTAAAGTTTTGTATAAATCTTTTGAAGTTAGAGTAAGCGTAGCCATTATAGTCATCAATAATAGTTGGTGGATCACCGCCAGCTAGATATTCAGCGTCTATACTACTACAATTGTGTGAATGAGTACTCATGGATTCACATAAACATTAATTTTAAGGTTTTCAAAAGCTGTTACTTGTGCTGTACTTAGTCGTATTTGTGTGTCAGATATTCTTGAAGCTATAATCCCTTCTGTTTTAACTCTATTATTATGAAGCAACTGAATAGCTGGCACATAACTACGGCCTGTGTCGTGTTTAGTATGAGTTATTATAACATCATTACCATCTGCAAGACCTATGACATTATATTGTTCACACACTATATTTTGGGAATCAGGTGTTGCATCTACAAGTTCCCAATATAATGTACTTGTCATTCTGATTATAAATGGAAGATTCGTAGTCATATCTCCCGCTCTAAGGATGTAGTAATAAACCCTGTTATATTTTTCAAAGACTATACAAGTATCACCTTCTTTAAGTGGTACTTCTGCATCGCTTGGATGTCCTGGGTCCATAGCAAATAAAGAAGTGGGGTCATTATAGTCTTGGGAATTTCTGATTTTTGTTTTAAAATAACACATATACTCTTGCGTTATTAAATCTGTCATATCTAAAGGATCTGGAGTGACCATATTAAACTTTATCATGTTTTGACCTTCAGGTGGAAGATCTGGTGAAGTTATAGCTTGTCGTCGAGTAAAATGGTCATAAGAGTAATAATTTGCCTGGAATGCTATATACACTAAATCATTAGAGTTAAAAATATCTGTGAAAGGAATAGCTCCTGAGTATATTGCATTGTCATAGCCAACTTGCTCAAATGATACATATATGTTGCCACCAGTTATTAGGAAACGAACAAAGCGATCAGTTCCATAAGACATAGCATCAGGACTTGAATCAAAAGAATATACACCACTTGAAGTAATAAGCATTGGGTATGGAGATGAAGTACCCCTAGCTACTTTTATCCATCTATTGTTGTCTTCACTAACAAGTAATATTGCTGGTGTTAAATACCCAAATTCAAACCAAAAATCTAAGTATTCATTAGATAAGCCAAATACAGCTTTGGCATTCCAAAGAGAGCCTGCTGTAAATACTCTCATGTATGTAGCGTACCATATTCTTGTACTTGCAGGAGCTAATTCAAAATGTGCATCCCATTTATCCCAGTCTGCTTGTAAACCAGTATAATAGTCGTGGAATAAAGTTCCATAAGGAGATGCTGAATTATCTTGAGTAGCACCCATAGTACATGTTGGAAAATCTAACTCAGAAGATATCCACGCTAGCTGTCCTGATGTGGGTGTTAATGTTAAATCAAAACCAAACTGATATATGTAAAATGTACCAGTTGTATAGGAAAAGTATTTAAAGATAAGTTCTTCATCAACATTAAATACGGGATTTGTAGTTGTACCACTTAAAACTGTTGTCCAACTAGAGCTACATGATGTATCATACTGAGTGTCAAAACCCGCATAGTAAGCTACCCTACCATCTGTGTTAACTGTTAGTCTACATAAAGGGTATCTACCAGTGTAGTTTGGATAACCTGCATCAACAGTATGTGCTTGACCTTCGCTGTCATTATAATAACCGTCTCTTGTACCGCTATTATCTATGTATAAGTCAGCCCAACGTGTGCCATCAAGACTCTCAATTCGAATCTTATTAGTACTGTTAATACAGCAACCATATAATATACAAGGAGCTTGATAATTAAGATTAGAGTTAGGCTGTAGCCAAATGGGTAATGTAGCTCCTTGGCCAACAAAAGATCTTAATAATGCACCATAGCAGGCAGTAACAGTATATGCTGATGTAGTATAAGTGCCACTACCTGAGTCATGCCACTCTACTAAAGGGAGTTCTGAATCAGTCCAGTCAGACCCTGAAACACTATAAACACCACTCCATAATCTGTAAACGTCGTATGCCATGATACTACAATGGCGTGGAAGCTAAGGAGCCCCCACGCCATTGAGAGCTCCTTTTACTGAGTTGGTAAGGTGATTGCCACAGAGTCAATTGTGGTCGTACCACCAGAGGTTATTGTCGTATTTGACATGTTAAGCTGTGCACCAGCAGTTGAGATGGCACCATCAAACCTGACTGCTGTTGAAGAAGCACCAGTAGTCCTGTTCTTGTCATAGAACCTGAACCAGCCAGCTGTATTTGATGCAGATGCCTGGCCAGACCATACTTCACCAGCATCCTTGCCAAGTACACCTGCCGAAGCATCACCGAAGTTGATACCGTTCTGATTTGAGTTAAAAGGTGTGCCGCTTGCGAGAGTGATCTCAACAAGTTCAGTTACACCCTCAGTAAGGTCTGCATTCGCAGGCTGTGTACCCGGGAAAATCTTCATAACGCCATTCCTGAACAGATCAGCGAAAGAAGCACCTGTAGCAGATACAAGGGTTACACTCTGACCTGCAGATTCAGCTGTCAGATCACCGGATTCAACTTCAACATAGGAACCGTCAGAAGCAACTGACAAGACCTTAAAGGTGCCATTGTTGGAGGTAGAACCATAAACTGTGATCATACCTTTTTTGATTGCAGCTGCAAGGCCATCACCTGAATCAGTGATTTGATCACCACCGTTGGGACCAGAACCTGTATCATCAAACGCAATTGTAGTCTGCGCTACGAGAACTACAACCGCCTCTGCTTCCTGATCCATCAATTTGTTACGTAAACCTGTGCTAAGCCGTAAAGCCATAGTATTGTCCTCCTAATAGAATAGACTGTGAATAAAATTATCTCCCTTCAAAAGTCCTGCGCCTCTGCTTCCTATTGAAGGATAGATTGCCTTTTCTTCTGTTAAGTTAATAATTTGTCCACTAGGCATGCCAAGTAAGGCACCTTTTGTAGACCCAAAGAGAACACCCAAACCTGTTACATCAAAACCCATATTGGCGATCTCTACTCTTTCTATTGACGCTGACCATTCAAGAGCAGGAAAATTAGTTTTCTGAGTTATAGTAAATTCTTTAGGGTTAGTACCTTCCAGAAACCATATAGCTTTTTTATCAGAAACAAATAATCCATTCTCAACTGGTTCAACCATTATTATTCGTGACGTAAATGGCACAAAACCACGAGCTTTATCATATAGCCCATAAGCATATGGTTCTGAATACCATAATGTGCCACCCTCTGCGATATACATCCTACCACTGAAATGGGCAAGATGTTGACCAACAGGCGCTGGAAAGAATTGACGAGTAGTCTCGGGGCCGACGTACGTATTTTCTGGCCAGGAGTAGGAAAGTCTATTCTCAATGATACCATTTTCGATGCCATTGCAGTAGTATATGCGAGGACCAACCTGAGCGTAATCGATCCAATTGCCAGACATTCCACTTCTTATCCCGGTTAGAGTATAATCGCTGTTGACAAGGTAGAGAAGGTTACCTTGCCCAACGCAGCACTCACCGTCATCGCAAAACAAACTGTGGAAGGCGCCAGTTTGTAGTGCAGTATATCCCGGCCGACGGCTAGGACGACCGGTCTTATCGTGGACCACATTGACCGCGATCGCTAGATCTGTCACCCCTGTTTCCGCATTAAATCCTATGCGGACAGGATCTACCGTGGTATTAAGACCGGATGAGCCTCTAAATATGGGTACAGTTTCCATCTGTTACTCCCATTGATTTTCACGTACAGGGTCTGTTGTTGATTGCCCTTCATCGACATAATCGTCAATTCTTTCCAAAGCCTCTTGATACTCCTTTTTATAATAACTAGTATTTACTTTATAACCCTCAATACCATCTTCTATAATAGCAAAAAACTTCCAAAGTGCATAACTTTCAAGAAGATCACTATGTAAAGGAATAGGAAGGCATGTAGGTATATCAGTATCCTTAACCAGAGGGGTAGGATTGATGTAGAAATTGCATTTGACTACAGTTGCTGCAGCAGGAGATGGCGAGTAAACAATTTTATTATTCCTAGTCGTAAGGTATTGGATATCGCCAGCCTCAACTTCAGTGTCGATATTAGGTACCCTCTTTTTCAAGAGGCCGATTTGAGTGAATACCTTAATGTCAGGTTTATCAGCAGCATCTGCATGATACAGATTACGCTGAAAATCCCACGCTACTGGAATGTCAACTTCATTTGAGGCAGGATCTGTAGTAAACTCACCAGAAGATTCGAGCTCAGAAAGTAAAGCATACCAAGTTGCATCTACTAAGCCTGCATTTATCTTGGCGTCTATTTGCTCATCAGAGAAGCTGGCATCTTGTAATGCAAGTCTTATGTTGGCCCTGAGTTCTTCTAACTTAGCCATCTTTTACTCCTTAAGAAAAACCCCCACCCACCGGGGTGGGTGGGGGTTTTGGTTATGCAGTCAAAGTGCGTTTAATTAAGGAGTATTCAGGTAAGAGTCAAGTGCAATTACGCCGAAGTCCTTGCTGTTGAACCGGGTCTTTTTGATACCGAAGATACAACCGGCGGTGATTGCCAATGCGTTACCACGATCATCTGCTTCCTCATGCCAGTTATAACGATTCGGGCTTGAGTTCTGGCCGTAGGCAATGATACCGGCCTGGGCGCCAAGGAACAGAGAGCGAGAGGCGGGCTGATCAGAGCCTGCACCTGCATCGTCAAATGTAATACAGTTACGATGCTTGTGCATGATGACGTCAGCATACTCACCGAGGGCATTCTTGTACATCATAGATTTTGCACCGCGGTCAGTTGCTTTGTGGATTTCCAACCAGTCATTTGCTGAGGTCTGCGTACGCAGCCAGAAAGCTTGGAAGGTGTGCATGAGCAGGACGAACTTCTTTTCGCCGCCAATCATGAAGGGCTGGATCATAGGATCAACTGTCTCGGCATAAGCTACAAGTTTTTCAATATCAATCAATGCGATGTTGTCATCGCTTGCGATTTCATCAAAAGCAGCAGCGTCACCAGAGTAGATATTATGAGCCGCATCCGGAGGGAGCAGGTCGTTGTTTGCCCGGGCATTACCAGCACCTACATCAAATGCATTGTGCATGGTGCCTATACCGCGTGCGCCTGAAAGATAGCAGAAAAATTCTTCGTCCATCTCTTCAGCCCACCAGGTAGACAGGGCGTCGCGACCTTCTTTACGCATGTTATAAGGAACACGCTGCTCAGACATCTTACCTTTGGACTTGGTTGATTTTCTGAGCTGGTCAATGAATACGGCATCGTTGAAGAATACCAACGCTTCCTCACCAGTCGCGTGGCCTTCAATGGTGTTATCACCTTCAATACCATATTCAGTAAGTTTCATACGCAGGCCGAAGGTAACCTTCTCACCGGCGCCTTTATGAAGTTCATTTTTAAGAACAATCAGGGAATCCTGGCCAGTTCCAATGAACTTCGAGAAATAAGATTTCTTGGCAGCTTCAACCGCCAAGGAGGTAGACCAACGTTGTACTGCTAACGGGTCACCTAATGCAAATTCAGTCATTGCCATAGCTGTTCACCATATTGTTACGTACCAGCTAAATACAACTCCTGCTCGGCCTCAGGTAGCCTTGCAAATTCTGCCTCAGTCAGAACCTTACCAGTAAATTCTGGGGTCTCACTTGAAGGCACTGAGGTTAATGAACGAAAAGCTGCTTCATCTGGTCCAGTTTTAAATTTAGCCAGAAACTCGGCCTCGATGTCTTTCCGAAGCTTTGCTTCTACTTCCTTCGTGATCTCCTCACGGAGTTTAGTTTCATCAACCGTTTTCTCCTTGAGGTCTGTGATCTGACTCCGCGCGGAGGCTAATGTCTGGATAATAGACGCAGCTTGCTCACCTAGAAGAAGGGGTTCAGTCTCACCGGGTAAAATAATTTGAGTTTGCGGATTTGTTAAATAATACATATCATCCGTAAAACCCAAGGTATTTGCAAACTCTGCTAGCTCTTTGCCGGCAGTAGATTCTTCATCAAAAAGACCAGGAACAAATTCTTCCATTTTTCGTGAAGTCTCATCAAAAATTGTTTGCATCTTAGCTTGGTTTTCGCGATCATCTCGCTCTTTCCATTGCTTTTGTTGTTCCTCTAATTGTGCCTGGCGTTGTTCTTCTTGATGGACACCCAAATTCTTCATATAAAGAAGAGCTTCCTTGGGGTCTTCATCAGCAAGTTCTGTGAACTCTTTGTCGGACAAGACTCTGAAGTCTTCAGGTAGAACAGACTTCTTAGGCGCAGGCTCAGACTTAGTGTCTTTTGGAGCGGGCCGGGTATCCTGTTTACTTTCAAGCTCCTTAATCCTGTCTTTCAAATATTTATTGGTTTCACGGACCTCATGTAACGCCTCAAGGGGAACATACCCTTTCGGTGGTTTCTGTGAATCATCTGTATCAGACTTCTTTGCATCATCTCCAGCTTTCGACTCGGAGGAAGCCGGTTTACTCTCCGTTGCTGATTTGAGTGCTGCTTTTGAGTCTTTTGATTGAGCGTCCTTTGAATCAGCCTTGGCCTTGGCTTCATCTGCGGGTTTACTTGAGGTTTTATCGTCGGCCTTCGAGTCAGTCTTTTTGGTATCCGTATCCGCTGCTTTAGCAGCTTCAGCGTCAACTTCCGGATCATGACCCATAAGAAGGTCTTCGTTAATGCCCTCTAAACCCTGAGATGCTTCAATTGATACATCAAAATCACTCTTACTTTCACTTGCCTTTGCCTCTGTTGAGGTTGACTCACCTGACTCAGAGCCAGAAGAGCCACCAGCTGCGCCGTCGGGCGCAAAACAAATCGCTCCTAATCCATAAGTTTTAAACATTGTAGCCTCCTTTTACGTCTCTACGGACGAAAGAAAAGTTTTACGTCTCCAGGACGAAATTACTTCAAACCTTGATGCTTGAAATATTCAACTTGCCTTAAACGCTTTAAGGCAGCCTTCCTAGATTTATATTTACCGAGATTCTTACCTTTCTTACTTACAACCTGGTAAGGTTTCGCGGCGCCTCTAACTGTTCTGATCATTTCTTCAGCACGCTCGAGCGAAGTTTAGACCACGCTGTAATAGCCGCACCAATGGTAAGAATAACCTGAGCATACAAGTCATGCCCTGAGGCAATCAAAGTTTCTCCAGATGATTGAATACCAATAAATGCTGCCGTACCTAGCTGGCCAACAGAAGCCATAATTCGTGACCAGCCACCAAGCGATGATTCTTTATCCCACATTTTGAATTCCATCATTGTCTCCTTAGAATCCTGCACCAGGAGCGTTAGGGAAAATGGCGTCGAAGTTCTCGCGATAACGGCGATCTGCTTCGACGTCTTTATCCCTATTCCAACAAGTAAAATTGCGACCGTTAGGTAGCTCCCGATGACTTTGGAAATGTTTTTCGGCTTTCTTTTCAAAAGCCGCTTCCTGTGCTGCTGTTAAAGAGGGGATTTGTTTCTTCTTCCCCTTTTTTCCGTCAGGTTTGATTAACATATTACTGCTCCACGTAGGTAATCAACAGACCCCAACCATTAGCGTCTGTATTGTCAAAGGTTATTTTGATGCCATCACCTTTGATGTAATAATCAGCATCAGCTGACCGGTCAAAAGTGTGTTCACTTCTCGTATTCATTGCTTGAGAATCAATGGTGTGATCAAACTTAGCACCATGAACAGAGTCATGTGCAATAGTGAAATCTTCTACAGCAATAACTGTAGCATCAATCCGCAATGAAATGGTAAGGATCCGAAAAGCCCTATTAGGATTAAAGGTATAATCCAGAGCTTCTGTATCAGCATCCTGAATAGCAAGCTGTTGTACTTTCAGCTCATTTGTTTTCCAAGGTTGCATGGTTATCTCCTTCTGAAGTAGTATTTAATTGTTTCTTGAATAATTCTTTGGATATCCTCTAGTTCCTTATATACCCAACACTCTTTACATTTATTTGGCAGCTGCAGCTTTAGAGGGAGCTTTAGCTGTTTCTTCTTTTCCACCCTTTAGAAGTTCCAAACCAATCTTAGAACCGGTTTCAAAACTTTTTGTATCAGCCATTTGTTTTTCAGTACCAATCTTTGCACGAATTTCCTCCGTCTCAGCCCTTGTTTTTTCAATATCAGCTTGCTTTGCATCAAGGTCGAGAGTTTGGTCACGTACCTGTAGCTGGTAAGCTTCTTCTTGCTTAGCCTTTTGAGCCTCCGCCTCCTCTTGCTCGAGCTTCTCTCTTTCCGCAATAGTGAGATCATCACGTAGGGGATTAACGCCTGTTACGGCACGTATCTGCTTCAACAGTAGATCCTTATTGGGGATGTCTGAGATTTCAAGAGCCAGATTCAGCAGAGGCCCAACCGCTTCAGCAGGTGACTTATTAATTGCAGAGAAGATAAGTTCCATATTCTTCTCACGCATTGTATCAGTCATTGGCCTGCTAGCTATCTGGATGTCGAATCTTGCCTGGGTAATATTATTGCGTAC